AGGCCGCATATCCTGATTTATAAGCGACTTGTACCGAGCCGGGGCCTTGAGGCCAGTTCTTAAAAGTTGCACCCGTGGTACGAACAATACTGTCTGTATCAAGATCTAAGTAGTATTCATGTGCTCCGGTAGTCAGTGTAGTATAAGCAGCATCATAAGAAGTTCTTTCTTTGACACTCGTTATTGAAACTATGGGGCTTCCTTCCAGTTGGATATTGGTAGTGCTCCATTTAACGCTGATAGTTTCTGTTTTATCGGTACTGTAGTAGTCTACTAGTGCATTATTGCAATAAGTTTTTACTAAAGTACTTATCGAGGCAATTAAAGAATTTAGACGAGTATCATCCTTCGTACTTTCAATCTTTTCTGAAGTTTTATAATCTTCTAAAGTTATTAAATTTGCCATATAAGTTCCTTAGTAAAAACTTAGGGGAGGAAGCCTCCCCCTCGTTTCTATACTTTTAAGTATTAAGCGATGTAGTCGATTTTCACTACTGGCTCGTGACCAGTTGCGCCTGCTACCAACTCTTCAAATCCAAGAGCTTGACTAGCAACGATTACTCGACGCTGATTCATAACTTCATAATCCTGCTCAACGGTTACGCCGCCAAGACGAGGAATTACATAGTTACGAGTGTTAACACATAGAGCTGCTGGAATACCAACTGCAGGTGCTGCGAACTCTTCAGATACAATCACTGGAGTACCGTAAACGGCTCCAACAGTACCAGTTACTCGAGCAGCAAGATCAGATCCTACTTCATCAAGAGTCTGGAAGTTTGCATCATTCAACAGATCGTAGAAACCGTCATTACTTACAATGTAAGCCATGTCAGTTGGGTTAACACCATAACGACCCATTCCTTCACGAGCTGCTAAAAGCAACGCTGAAGTTAAACGAGTAGCGTCAGATACGTCCAAAGTAGTGCCGTGAGCAGCTGCATAGCCGTCAAGACCAGTAATTGAACCAGAACCATTGATAATAGCGTTCTCTACTGCGCGTCCGTGTGCACGAGCAACTGACTCAACTAGCATAGGCATCAAGTTAATGAGGACTTGCTCGTCTACGTTGTTGTCCATGAAAGAACTAGAGATCAAGCGATAAGCATTAAGAATTACTTGCTTAACTTTAAACGTGTTATCAGAAGCTCCACGATTTTCCAAGTTACCAGCAGCAGCAGCACCTGTCTGGAATACAGCAGGGTTAACATCTGGTTGGATTGGAAGTACAGTAGCTGCACCATTTACAGGCAGTTCACGGAACAAACGAGCTACTTTCAACTCATTCTGAATTTCTTTCTCTAAGAGCCTAGAAACTTCCTGATCAATGTCAGCGGCACTAGTAGTGTAATCAATACCAGCTTTTTCTTGCAGGTCGCGAGCGAAGCCTGTGTGCATACCTTTCTGAGTCATAACACCCAATAGGTGAGCTTTCAAGAACTCTGAGCCCCACTTAGATACGTCGCCTTTTCCAGCACGGTCACCAAAAGTCTTCTTGCTATTTTGCATAGCAGTGATTTCAGCTGATTTCTCTTCGAGGTCTTTGCTATGCTTAGCCATAACTTCGTCGAATTTTGCATCTTTTGCAGTAAGTTGTGCTTGTACGTCGCTCATAAGAGCTTCAACGCCAGACTGAATTCCAGTCTTAACTTTGATATCTTGTGCTTCAATAAATGAAGCCTGTTCAGCTGCTTTTTCTACTACTGCTTGCTCAGCTGCTTTTTGCTCGGCTTGCTTCATTGCGATTTGAGCGGCAGTGTCAGCTGCTACCTTTTTTGCAAAAGCTTCCAAGTCGATGTTTTGATTATCCATCTTGATCTCCTGATCTGCGGAATTAATGTCCGCGCTTTTAGGTGTGTTGTCACTAGCTATTCCCGAAGTAATAACTTCATCCTTAGCCAGAGACTGACCTGCTAGATCTACACGATTTGTGAAAGTTTTTTTGAAGGCTTCGTACTCTTCAGTAGAGTCAAAAGACTTCGCGAGCGAAAAAGTAGCTGCTTGGTTGCAAGGTACGGAAACAACCGATACCTCAAATAACTCAGCGTCCTTAATCATTAATCCGTCGGTTTCCTTTATATAATCAGCATCCTTGACTCGGAAACCTACGGAAAAGGCTCCAAGAACACCGTCTTTTACTAGCTCAGCTACGTTGCCATGTGCACTTTTACTAATCTTGCACTCTAGCTCCAGACCCTCCGGGCCTGCTTTCATACCTGTTGCTCTACCAATTGGTCTATCATAATCATGATTAAATAGAATAATTGGATTTTTTTCAAAGTTTTTAAGTCCACCTTTCTGCCAAGCTTCTGCTGAGATGGAGTCACCTGCGCGATCAAAGTCAGCCGTACTTGCCATGCCCCGAATCATGACAGATCCATCGTCATTCTCGAGAGCTTTAAAAGTAGAAGTAAGATTAAAGATTTTATTCATCATCTTTCTCTTCTTTAACTGCTGGTTTAATAGCAGGCTTGACCGCAGCTTTAGGAGCAGGCTTTGGTGCTTTAGGCGGTACAGGCTTAGGCTTTGGTGGAGGATTCTCCTTAAGCTTAATCTGTGCCCACACTTCGGGAAGATTCGTTTCCATAATAGCTAACATACGGCTCCAACTTCCAAAATGATTTAGTACAATACCTGCTCTTACAGGAGTTCGTGTTTCCATATGTTCGTAGTCATGCTTAGTAAGGACTTTACCCTCTTCTAACATAACCATTGATACTGCTTCGAGGACGCTACCTCTTTGTCTCATGCTTCCCATTATTCCTCCGGTTCTTCGACAGGCCTTCCGCCTTCGTCAGGGTTAGTTGCAGAACCAGCAATATTTGCTGGAACGCGGATTTCTTCAGTACCCGTTACAAAATCGAAGCCTAAGGCTTTTCGTGCTTCTGCAGGGGTTATAATTCCTCCGTTTACTAAAGATGTATAGTAAGCGGAAGAGTCTCTTAGCTCTGGTTGTAAGGCAGGAATATTAGTAATATCCTCACGCAACTCAAAACCAAAGTATCTTTCCAGTCCATAATTAATTTTTCGAACAATAGGAAGTATAGTCTCAAGATAATACAATCGCATATTTGGGCGAATGTTAGCATTATTACCCGAATCCATCATAATTGGAGGGATTCCAAGTGCCTTTAAGATTATCTTTTCATTGTCTGCTATCGAAGTTTGAAAATCCAAATCTTTAAAATTTACATTTGAGATAGAATCTACTTCAATTCCACCATCTAAGATGAGAGGTCGTCGACCACCTGCATCTGGACGGTATCTTGCTTGCCAAGAACTTATCATTCGTTCTTTGATTTTCTCAGAAAGTGTATTTGGTGATTTTAGTACTAAACCCGGAACTGCTCCGTTCTTGAAGAAGTTATCTTGGAAAGCTCTCATGTTTTTCATAAGAACCATAGTACGCATTGCAGGTTTTAAACGCGGCACTCCACGATAGATAGAGTGAAAAGAATTCTCTTTAATATGAATGATTTCATCTGGACTGAAAGTAATATCGTGCATAGTAAATTTTTCGATATAAGTTTCTTTACTAGAATGGATCGTTACATCAGTAGCAGGTAAATGATAGAGATGTGCTCCATCAAAGTACATAAAAATATTTCCGTCAATTAAAAAGTCACTAATTAAATTACGTTTAAAACTATTAATGTCTTGATAAGGGTTTGGAGACTTATTAAGAAGCACTTCAACTTTAGAGGCTTTAATACCTGGAATAACACCTCGGAAAGAGTTCTCTCTTGATACTAAAGTATGAATCTCAGCTACATCATCAACGATCATATTTACGCCGCGATTAACGATTTCTAAGTCTTCATAGGCTTTCTCATAGCTAAAGCTAGGCTCATGAGAAGGGGTAATATTACCTCCCATATGAAACTGTGCAGGGTTAAGTTTCTCCTCCACTTCTATCACTTTTTGCCCAAAAATATTATTATACCAAGCCATGTTTTTCTCTTTGAATCTCTACCCAGCGCATTTGCTTCTTCGCAGTCCCTAGCGCAGGATCTTTACCATAAATTGAATGCAACTTTAAATGATGTGTATGACACAAAGTCACCGTATCATCGTAAAGCTCGGCAGAGTGTTC